TCCGAACTGCAAGAAGAGGTTACCAGTTGGTTCAACCAATATGGTACGATCCGTTTTTGCGTTTTTCGGAACTACAGTCAGTCTGCCACCCTCCACCACCTGGAACTCTTGGTTGAGAACCGAGGTGGGGCCGTCAGCTGCTATCCCACGGGCACGAAGCCAGTGGGTGTCGCAAGTCATGACGGCTTTGAAGAATGGAAGGGCATGTAATGTGACGCTTAGTGCTGGTTCCAGCACCTTATTGTCCACGGTAGCTTCCCGCGCAGAGATGCTCGCGGTTGCTCCGGGTCCCCATCTGCAGTGATCGAGAACCTTCCCGTAGTGGAACGGACCTAGGAGAGTCGAAATTTTTCGCTTCGCGGCCAGGATAGCCGCGTCAGCGCCCGGAATGGGTCGACCCTCTGTAATCCGTCTATTAAGGAAGGCACATCGATCCTCGGATTGACTGAACTTTCCGATTGCGACTTGTCTCAAATCCAGACCAGTGTTGAGACCTTTGTACTTGCTAAGGTACGAGGTCACCGCATAGTCTGGACTAAAGAGGTCGGCACTGCAGTAGTGCATAGGCTGGGTGTCAAGCCCAGCGAGCTGTTCATGCTCACCGTACTGATAGAGTAACCAGCACGTCAATGCACGTGGCGTGTCAATCCCTTTGCACAGCGCGAAGAAGACTTCGCCGAATCCATGGTGAAAACCGTGGTGCATGGTAATTCCTAATGATAGCATCGTCCCCATAGGAGGGGATCTTGCGCCACCCCGGAGGGTGTCGCGTGGAGTACAGCTTCCGTTGGTCCCGGTAGGGATTAATAGGTTGCCTGCAGGTCTTCTGCTTGTGCCTTCCAGAAGGAGTGAGCCAGCGCATTCTTGACGAATGCGTTGAGGTTCTTCCGCTCCTGGAGGGTGCAGCGTTCCGGCATAATGTACTCGATGTTACCACGAAGGACGTACGCGATGGTAGGCGCCGGCGGGATGCCGGAGCCCGTTGCCGCACTAGTGCTTTCGAGCACTGGGAGCGAAAACGTCATCTGCGCACGGATCACACGGTCCGCACTCGAGGCGGATCCAGCAGCAGTCCCGTTGGACGGGAACTTCAAGGACGAACGCATCACGTTGTCGCCGATGGCGGCAACAGCGGATGCATCCGCCCAGTTCCAGACGTTTGACGGTTCTTCGTTGCGCGGATTGTAGGTGTGAGCCACAGGGGTTGTTGCACCATCGTTGATGGTGACGGGGAGAAATGCAGGCATGGTAGCCTCCTAATTGCAGGTTTTCAGGATTCACTTGTCGGGTAAGAGCGTCTGGTGCCACACATGATCGTAAACTCCCATTGGATAACGGGAGTCTCCAACCCACCCTGGGTAGGGTGTGTGGGACACCAGGTGCCTGTCGTGGTTTTGAAAGACGAAGGGTCCCAAGTGTAAAGATCGCTAACGCGCTCTGCAGCCTCTTCACGAGGTAGCAGATCACCAAGGGAGAGAAGGTACCGGCGTTCCAGCCAGTCCCTCCGCTCTTGCTCAGTGTACGCAGCGATCATCGCATCAAGGGTCTTATATGTCTCACTAGCCATGGCAGTGCTCCGAACCGATTCATTAGCCGGGAACTGCCCGGGTCCTTAGAACCGAAGTTGTTGACGAACAAGCGCTGCAGCCGAAAGGATGCGTCGCGCTCCCAAGTTGACGACGAAAGAAGGGGGTTGAGGTAGTGGCAAACTATTTGCCACCTGCCGGTCCTTCCACGTAGCACGATACGCGCCATTCCCATACAACTGGGTGATGGCGGCAGGTGCAGACGGTCCGCGGGTGACATGGG